GATATCAGCGAGCATGGTTACTTCATATTCACAGAAATCCTCATCATTGGCAGCACTGGATTCTTATTCATGATGATATGGAAGATGGCGAACTGGAGACCGTTTTGGAAATGCCATACGATTACATCATTGAGATGATTTGCGATTGGTGGTCATTCAGTTGGCAGAGTGGAAATCTCTATGAGATATTCAAATGGTACGAGGAACATTCTAAGTATATAAAACTGGCGCAGACAACGAAAATCACAGTTAAATATATTTTAGACAAAAGGTGTATGAAGCAACAAGAGATGGTCAATCAGTGGTGAGTGTAATGGTTAAAGTAAAAGATATTCTGCCACTTATTCAGTGGAATGATGCTCAAATCATAAAAGACCAGGATGAGGAAATCTGTTTACTCAGAAATGATTTTATGGTCGGAAGCTTATCAGAAGAAATTCTGAATATGACAGTCACAGGTATTGAAAACGATGAAAATATTGAGAATACCGTCGTCGTTTATGTTACGGATGAGGAGGATTAAATTTATGCATTTTACAGTTATTCAGATTATTATTATGTTTCTTATCGGCTACGTATGCTTGTACGCATTGATCGACAGGGTTATGAAGTGTATCGAACACTGTGCTACAGCAAGAGCATACGGACGGTTCAGAGAAGCCGGAGCCACAATGAAAATGGATGATGTAGCAGCTGGTATCGCAAAATCAAAAGAGGAGAAAGATCATGTTGAGAAGAGACTTGATTAAGAATAAGATATACGGAATCATATTCATCATACTTGGAGCGTTGACAATCCCGATTGAGTGGGATGCAACGTTCTTTTTATTTGCCTTGATGGTAGGTATTTTGCTCTTTGCATCAAGAGAAAACTGCATTATGGATTAAGGAGGCGGCGGTATGGGTCGGGCTGAAAGGAGAAGAGCACAGAAGTGTGAGCAGAAAGCTAAGACCGCTACATACAATCTGACAAGAGCTCAGTTAGATGCCCTGGTTCGAGAAAAGATATCTGGTGAACTGGATAGAGTTAAGCAGGAGGCTACAAATGATGCTATCAATCAGGCGATGATTCTTCTGCTTACTCTGCCGCTTGAAGTGTTGATGGATCATTATTGGCCGAAGTCATATGCAAAGCGGATTCCAGAGTTTACAGAGTATGTTCTCGAATATTATGAAAAGTGGCAAAACGATGAGTTGGATATGGACAAGCTCAAAGAGGATCTATGGGTGTACGGCGGTGTTCGATTAGAAGAAGTGGAGGGCAAGTAAATGGGATATTTAATTTTAGGAATTATCGTTCTGACAGCTATTCTTATTTTCGGCGGATATATAGTTCTGTCTGTTATGAATGCTGCAATGTGGATGGACGATTCTATGAGATGGGGAGGTAGAGATGACAGCTAAGGACGACAGAAAAAATGCAGAGGGTTACAATGATCCGACAGCTTACAATGCGATTAAGAATGTGGAGCAGGAACAGGACAAGGATGACATGAGATTTCATCAGTTACTGAATACCCTGTTTTCACTTTGCGAATTGGCGGACTTCCATATCGAGGGACGAGTTGTATTGAAGGATAAAAGAACTGGAAAGGTTTGGAGGTAGGCGAGGAGATGATGACTATGGAGGAATTACAGAAAGCGTGCGAAACTTTGGCAGAGGCGTGGAACAAAGTTTTGGAGCCGATGGAGAAACTGGCTAAAGATTTGAGTGAAGCCTTCGGACGTATGTATGCTTCTGAGGAAGAGAATCGTAAAATTCGCACTGGTCGGAAGCTTAAATCTGTAAGGCATGTGCCGGATTCTAAGATGTCTACGTACAATTATAAGCCTGTTGTGAAGCGCAATTTGCCCTATCAGAGACGAAATTTCTGACCGATTTCAGCTAATCTAGGTTAAAAATCTTTGTAGTAGCAGGTCATTTTTCTGCCCACTTTTGGTTTTTAGGATTTGACCAAAGCCCGGATATTTTTGACCAGAACTGAAAAATCGGTGTCGATTTGGAGAAAAATTATGAATTTTGGTCATTTTTTTGGCCATTTGCCCGGTTTTGCCCACTTTCAAAAACCTGGATTTGACCAGTAAAAACCCAGTATTTATGCGGGTTTGCAGGCTTTCTGCCCACTTTCCCACTTTTAATACCAAACTATTATGATAGAAAGTTTAAAAATATATAGTAATAGGCGAATAAAAGTGGGTTTTTGACCAGAAGCAAGAAAGAGGTGATTTTATGACCGATGATAAGAAATTGGTCGAGGATTGGTTGTGTGAACATTTTCCGTATCACTTGCGAGTGAATAAAGATATTCCAAAGGGTGCATATGTGATGATGAAGAGTAAGGTACTCATGTCACAAGGATGGCTCTGGGTTGATAATCCACCGTACAGATCTTTTGAAGACGTGATGCTTGGATATACAATTCCGATGGATTTTTATTCCGGTGCCGGAGGTCCGTATTTCGGATATCCATATGGTAGCTTGTATCTGATGGGAGGTTTGCCGTGAATGTAAAGCGTAAAGTAACATGGAAAGATATTTTCAATAATTTCAAATCTGTGTATCCGCGGTTATCAAAAGAAGCCCAGGATTATCGTCCGTACAACTACATGAGCATTGTCGTATATTTAGCAGACGGAACCAAGGTGGTTTATGATGATATGGCAAAGCGAGCTAAGATGCTTGCAGCCTAGGATCTGGCTACAGAATCCGCTTTCCATTTTGTGTGCTTCATGCTATACTATAAGAGCCACACAATCTAATAATGAAATCGCGTTCGAGGGAATAACTTTGGTAAAAAGTGTATTCTCTTTTACTCGTACCCTTGAACGGCGAAGAGATTGTGTGGCAACAATAAGAGATGCGCTTTTTCGGTGCGTCTCTCAAATTGGGGCGCACTTTTTATTTGCCCTAAATTCCTACTTGAGTATGGAAAGGGTGATTATATGGGAACGAAATCAAATAAAAACATTTCGGGTGTCATAGGAGCAATCGGAGCTGTTGGTGGTTTGATTACTGCGGTTACACCTTTGGTTGAAAAAGCAATAGATAATGCTCAGAATAAGCCGACTGAGAAAATAGATACGAAAGTTATTATTCCAGAATTATATCGTAAGGGGTTTCCGATAGATTTGGAACAGGCAGAAGAATTACTGACGGAACGTGGCTTGAAAGTTTCAAAGAGTAAGCTTCGTATGAAAGAAGCTGATCCAAAGTATCGCGATTACGAGGATACTCAAGTTATAGACTCGAACCCAAAGCAAGGTGTGAAAGTGAAAATCGGCACAACGGTTTGCCTGAGATACATAACTGCTGAAGTTATCGAGGAGAGCCAAAAGATATTTGACGATAGTATTCGTATTAAGCAGGAGGCTAAAGAACAGAAGGCCGCTGAGAAACAGGAAAAGAAGGAACGTTTAAAAGAAAGTGTTTCTGAAACCATGGATTCTGCAAAAAGCGGTTTAGAAAAGATATTTAAGAAAGATCGAAAAGCTATAGAGACTGAGAAAGGAGAAAAATAGATGAGTAAAGGCGGAAAGAAAAAGCGTAGCACAGCAGGGTTAATCCTGGATGTCGTTTTGACATTGTGTACCGGTGGATTATGGTTGATTTGGATACTGATCCGATATTTAAGAAACAACAGCTGACAACTACATATTTGGACAGAGATGCTTAATCGTGTCTCTGTCTTTTTTTTATGCTCTTTTTTGCGCGCGAAAAAAACATGCCCTTTTATGAAGAGAGAGGATAAATAGGCATTTTTATTAAATACCACATCCTCTTTTGAGTTTTTAGAAAATTGAAAGGAGGCTCCATTATGTTGGAAAATAAGTTCCAGGCAAATTTGATCAAGGAACTGAAAGAAAGATTTCCGGGTTGTATCGTGATGAAAAACGACCCGACCTATATTCAGGGAATTCCAGATCTGCTGGTTTTACACAAAGACAAATGGGCTTCCTTAGAATGTAAAAAAAGTGCTGGCGCAAAGAAGCAGCCGAATCAGGAATATTATGTGGACCGTATGAATCAGATGTCATTTTCGAGGTTTATATGTCCAGAGAATAAAGAGGAGGTACTGGATGAACTTCAACAATCATTCGAACCTTGAAGGACAACACGCCTTTCTTGGTGCCAGTAAATATCACTGGATAAATTACGGTGAGGATAAAGTTGCGGAAGCGTATCGGAATTTCCTTGCCACACAAAAAGGAACTGTATTACATGCATTTGCGGCACAATGTATTATGCTCAATCAGAAATTACCAAAGTCGAAGCAGACATTGAATATGTATGTGAATGATGCTATCGGATTTAAGATGACACCTGAACAGATCCTTTACTATTCCGATAATTGTTTTGGCACAGCCGATGCAATTTTGTTT